AAATGGTGTTTCTAGCAGCTGTCCAGAAGGTCAAATACCATCGTTTAATCCTATGAGGTATAACGATCATCAAATACCTTATGCAGAATCACAATCAACACAACAACCACAGCAACCACAACAGAAAATAAAACTACCACCACCTAAAGAAAAAAAGAAAGAAGAAGAATTTTTTATTGAATGTCCTGGTCCTTACGATCAACGAATAGGTGATTTTCGTAACGATAAGAAGCTAGAACGAATTAGTGGACATAAGCTTTCAGAAGATGGAAAAACCTGTATTACTCTTTATGAACCAACTAATTTCAGAGACCAATACATCCCTTCAACTGCTGCTATTACTAACGCTACTGTTATTGGTTTGGTCGCTGCCAGCACTCCACTTTTACTTAATGGAGTTAAGCCTATTGTGAAGAATTTGGTGAAGAAGTTAACTGGGAAGAAGAAGAAAGAGGATGACGATGAGGTAAAACCTGATTAGGTATCGTTGTTAATACAACATTCTTACAAGTAACAGCATCTTCTCCTATATATTTAACTCCTAATTTCATCTGCTCTGCACATATTTTTAATCTGGCTAAATTTGCTTCTAATTGACTTCTTTTTAATACAAATTCCTGTGTCTTTCGATGTGCTTTTGCAGCGGCTAAACACTCATTATTAAACTTTTTACCTAATGGAACCTGTAGACTAAGTGTTGCTCCATAGTTAAGATTGTAGGTATTTTGTTGTAATCTTTCTTGTTCTGCTACATATAAAATATTACCTGGATTAATTAAATTACCATTTTCATCTTCTCTAGTATCATAGATATTTGTTCTACTCATTGTATTTCTAGGTAACGAAAAGTTTTCACCCTGAGTAATGAAAGGTGTAAACGCTAATGTAGGTAATTGGCACTGTATTCCATTGCTAAATCTATGAGTTGGGAAGTTTCCATTTATCGTTTGGTACCCATTATTTATTACTGTTCCGCTACTAGAAGCACTGGGCGAGCTAATAGTATTACTAGCAAAAGCTGGTACATTAATTAATACTAATGGGAGAAGATACTTAAGGAAGTTGTATTTGTTTCTGTGTTGATTTCTCTTTGAACTGTTGAAACTGCATCTAGTCCAGGTGCAAGAAAGCTTTCGGTCAGACTGAAACTTTCTCCTGCATTGACAACTCCCCATTGTGGTTTGTTGTCTATATCTGGTGTAACCCATTTAAAGGAAACTCCTCCAGCTGTTTGAGTGTCTGTGTAAATAGCATCAGGTGTAATTGATTCCAAGTTTGTTATTTGTACGTTATGACCAGAAACTGAGTAGCTATAACCACTCCTGTAGTTCTGAGTAACCACTGTCTCAACGATGGTCTGAACAGATCTAGAAGTACTTTCCATCTGGCCTGTTGTAAACCTTGGAGTAATACTTCCAGCCTTTACATAGCTAGGACAGACAAGAACTAATAAGAATAACCATCTCATTAGTCAATCTCTAATGACATTGTGCTTTGCATTGTTGCTGTAGTACCGGCTCCCATATCACTTAAAGAAACAGTCATTGCTTGATCACTAGCAAGACTCATAGTTACGCTCCCTGGATCACCTCCAGAAACACTTACAGTATCTCCAAAGATAGGCAAGGCACTTACCACACCGTTAGTCACTGTTCCTGCAAGAAGACTTGGTACAGCGTCAGCTTCTAAGTAAGATTCCGAGACGCTAAAGCTATCTCCAGCAGTGGTTACGACAAAAGACGTGTCATAACTAACTGTAGGAACACCGTTAGTAATTCCTGCATCTGCTAAATCCAAACTTCCAATAGCTCCACCAACTGTATTTGCTGTAGGAGTTACATTAGAACCTGAAACACTGATGGTAGAACCAACTCTATTTGCTGTTGAACTAGCTCCTACGGTGCTAACTGAAACAACAGATTGTAAAGTGTGAGTTATATCTGCTTTAGCAGCTGGTGCCGCTAAGAGAAGCAATAATAAAAGTTTGCTCATGTAAGTCTTCCTGTTTGTGGATCTATTTCTTTTCCAGAAATAGGATCAATCCTTGGTTGCACTGGAATAATCCTAACCCCTGTCTCAAATCTGACTGTTGTTACTGAACCATTAGCTGCTTCTGCTTTCTTTCTTTCTTCATCTGCTTTATAAGTTCCATCACCTTTTTTAGACGCAGTTTGGATTCCCAGTGAAGACAATACCCCAGTAAACACACTGGCAATAAAGGTAGGATCTATCTTCTGTTGTGGAATGCCTGGGATAGAAACGTAATTTAAAGTCAAGATTGCACCGCTCCAAGCAAGAACAGTTATGCGTACAAACGTGCTAATAATGGCAGCACTTTCTTCCTGGTCTGGAATTAAAGCATCTTTTAGTTTGCCTATTGGACCTTTCTTTTCAGGTTTTGTTTCAGGGGGTGATTTATCAGCCATAAGTAAAAACAACTGGGCAGTACTAGAATAATAGTAAACCTATAAAAATGGTAGAAGTTATTGCTGCTACTGCTGGTGCTCTTTTAACTGCTTGTTTCGTTAGCGTTGGCAGTGTTTCTTTACGTAACAGACAACAACGTGATGATTTAGTTCGTATCCAAACGTCTGTAGAAGCTTTAGGTAAGAATGTAAGTGATGTTCATAGCGATGTAAAAGATATATACTCAAGACTTAGACACGTTGATATAGAACTTGCCAAATTAACTAAAACACAATAAAACCTCCCTTTACTTCTCTCCTAGCAAAGGAAGGCTTTATTGGAACCAATGGGGAATTAGGCTCAAGCTAAAAGTAGCAACTAAGCTTAGAATAGGAAAGCCCCAGATCTTTTCCTTATGCTTGCAATTATTAAACCTATTGTTTTTACTTTTTTAAAAAGCGATTCAATTAAACAGTTAGCACTAGATATTGTTAAAGCTGCTGTTACAAGAACTGATACTAACGTAGATAATCAACTTGCATTTATGCTAGAAACAGCTTTATTCCCTGATAGATAAATGAGCCAATACGATCCTTTATGGAAAGAAGAAGACGAACGTAGAGTATTAGAAATGGAAGAATGGTACCAAAAAGATGGAAGATCAAATCCGTCTCATCCACTACATGCCCTTTACACAAACTTAAATAAAAAATATGGCAAAAGAAGTAATCCTTAATCTTGATTTCTTAGACAAACTTACTGGTAGACCTTCTCCAGAAGAAGAGTTTGCTATGGAAAAAACTATTATTGAGATCAGACAATGTAATAACATTGACAAATTAAAAGATTATGCAATTGCCTTTGCTAGACAAAGCCATCATCAATCACATTTTATTGCTACTTGCATAGAAAGAATTGCTTTAACAGAAGCAAAGTTAGTTTCTATGACGCATCGTGTTAAACAAAGAAAAACAATATTTCAAAAATTATCTATGATTAAAGCTATATTATTTCCTAAAGAAAAGGACTCATGAACAGTAAAGACAATAAAGACTTATTAGAAGTTCTTCATACAGAACTAATTAAAGAACTATTAGACCGTATTAGACATGGTGATGCTAAACCTTCTGACTTAAATGTAGCTAGACAGATGTTAAAAGATAATGGCATTGAATGTTTACCAGTACCAGAATCACCCTTTGGTGATCTCATGGCATCTCTTCCTGACTTAGAAGCTATTCATCCGCTAGAAAGATAATTGCAACCACTCCCAGAGAAATTACAAGACTTTAGATACTTTCTAATTCTTACTTGGAGGCATCTAAACCTTCCTGATCCAACACCAGTACAACTAGAAATAGCTGAATACCTTCAACACGGTCCTAGAAGAAAAATTATTCAAGCTTTTAGAGGTGTAGGTAAATCTTGGATTACTTCTGCTTACGTAGTTTGGAAACTACGGATGAATCCACAACTAAAGTTCCTTGTGGTTTCAGCTTCAAAAGATAGAGCAGATAATTTCTCTACTTTCACAATGAGACTAATAACCGAAATGGATATATTGGCTCCACTACGTCCAGATGGGAATCAGAGGAACAGTAAGATTAGTTTTGATGTAAGACCAGCAAGAGCTGACCATGCCCCTTCAGTTAAGTCTGTAGGGGTCTTAGGACAGATGGCTGGATCTAGGGCAGATGAAGTAGTTGCAGATGACGTAGAAGTTCCTAATAACTCCTTCACCCAACCAATGAGAGACAAACTCTCAGAAGCTGTTAAAGAATTTGACGCAATACTTAAACCAAAAGGAATGATTACCTTCCTTGGTACTCCTCAAACTGAACAATCCCTTTACAACACTCTTGAAGAACGTGGTTATACAACCTGCATTTGGCCTGCTAGATACCCTTCTCTTAAAAATAACTATGGAGATAGACTTGCTCCTAAACTTCACCAAAGGCTTATAGATGAGCTTGTAAAGCCTAAAGATCCTGTTGATCCAGATAGATTCAACAGCATAGATCTAATGGAACGTGAAGCCTCCTATGGACGTTCTGGCTTCTCTCTACAGTTCATGTTGGATACTTCTCTATCCGACCAAGACAGATACCCTCTTAAACTTTCTGACTTAATAATTTCATCTGTTAACCCAGAACACGCTCCAGAGAAAGTCATATGGTCTAATTCTCCTGAATACACTCTCCCAGATCTTCCTTGTGTTGGTTTTAACGGAGACCGCTATTACAGACCTGCTCAAGAGTTTGGTGACTGGATTGAATACACAGGTTCAGTAATGTCCATTGACCCCTCTGGAAAGGGTAAAGATGCTACTGGTTATGCCATCGTAAAGATGCTGAATGGAAACCTCTTTGTAAGCGATGCTGGAGGTCTTATAGGTGGTTATGACGAACCAGTACTCGTTAAATTATCCAAATTAGCCAGAGATCACAAAGTAAATACCATCATCGTTGAAGAAAACTTCGGAGGTGGCATGTTTGCTGAACTCCTTAAACCCTATTTAATGCGTTATCACCCTTGTGAAGTAGAAAACGTACGCAATAACAAAACCAAAGAGTTCAGAATAATCGACACCCTTGAACCAGTAATGAACTCCCACAGACTAATTATCGATAGAAAAGTAGTTGACAAAGACTACAGATCAAATCCCAATGAAGCACCAGAACGAAAACTAAAACTTCAACTCTTCTATCAAATGTCTCGTATAACCCGTCATAAAGGCTCTCTAGTACATGATGACATCCTTGATGCTCTATCTGGTGCAGTCTCCTATTGGACTGACTACATGTCTGCTGACGAAGATAGAAACATTCAACACAGAAAAGATGAATTACTTCACCTTCACCTAGATAATTGGGACTCCTCCCTCAACAGAACTATCACCCAAACAGCATTAGGCATGTCCCTTGAACAGATAAAACAATCTGATACATCAGATACCTCATTCATAAGCTCTACTTATTAACCCCCTATATTGGAGAGAGGGGGGAAAGGGGGGTGAGAGGATCAAAGCTAAATAAACAAGACTACATAAGAATATAAAAGACTACATAAGATACTCCACAGGACTTTCTGCTACTGAATCTTCTCTTTTCTTCTAAACCACTAGCCAATCCACTTACAATCCTATAGCTACTCCTATAACCTCTTATAGCTTTATCCTATAACAGTACCTATAGTCCCTTTAGGTCAGTCTTTAGCTAACCTTCAAGACACTTCTGGGCCGTCTTGATAACCTACTAAAGGGGTTGGTTGGTGGGTTTTGACCTCTTCTGGGGGGCTTTTGGCTCCCCTTTGTTTTGGCAGAAAAATCTGAAGGGGTATACGTATATGTGGAAAGCTGATTTTCCCCCTTGATATGGTCTTTTTTTAGCATTTAAAAGTGTTTCTTTCTCTAACTCATTGATATAACTAGCTTCTTACTGGACTTATAATCCAGTAAGCAGGGGAAACGGGCAATTATTGATACTTTCTAGGTATTTATACTTATGTTTGTATTTAATCGGTGTCCTCCTATACCAAGCTGCAAGCAAGCTTAACAGAATGAAACAATAGGGCTATTAAAGGACTATCAAAGGGAAGTGAAAGGAAAGCTCAATTAAAAAAGCACTAGGTACTTTAAAAAAGTACTATGTAGCTTATAATGAATTTCAGTTATCAGGCTTTGACCTGGTAGCTAGCCCCAGAGAACCTTTAAAACTTATGGAACATCCTATTGATGGTCAGCAGTACATGTTGATTGGTGGACCTAATGACAAATGCTTATCTAATGGCAATACTTGGGAGCAATCAAAAGTTTTATCTGAAGAAGAAAAACTAAAGATTGAAGCCGAGAAACAAGCCTTTAGAGATATTGGAGTAGGTCCAAAAGCCATTAAAGCCATGTTTGGTTAGGTGATTTTATGACTCAACTAAACATTGTTTTATCAACTGATAATGCTGCCTTTGAGGGTGAGAATCTAGGCCCAGAGATAGCAAGGATTTTAAAATCTTACGCTAACGCTATCAAGGAAGTAAAAGACCCTGAAAGCCAATGGGAACTAGAAAGCAAGCTAAGAGATATTAATGGTAATGCCGTTGGTTCTGTTAGTCACAGTTAATCCTATGGAGCTCTTTAAGGGGCTCCACAGGCTTATCTAATAAGCCTATTAAGTCCCAGAAACTTATTTACTATGCCTATTAATGCAGTTGATCAAGCAACTAAAGAATCAAATGTTCTTACTTTGCTTTATGAACTAATTGATGCCTTGCTGGATAAGCAAGAAAAAGCAATTAGGGAAGGTCGAACTAGTGAAATTGAACGTATGCAATACGGATTCAAAGAAGGTAAAAGATTCTACAAACTTACAGAATCTAGGCACAATTCCGAGCCTCATGGTTGTGTCCATTGTTTTGTAGAAAAAAATACTGGATTTGTTTTTAAAGCTGCCGGATGGTCACAACCTGCAAAGGGTGTGAGATATGACTTAAGTGATCCTGAAAGCAAAGCTAGATGCCTTGCTAATTGTGATCGCAATGGTTCTTATCTATACCGTTACTAGATGATCCTATGGAGGGCTGTTAAGCCTTCCACAGGCTTATCTAATAAGCCTATTAAGTCCCAGAAACTTCTAAACCAATGCCAACAGTTAAAGAGAGTCTCAAGATTTTAGAGACCATAAGAAAGCAGAAAAATGCTTTTATTGGTGCTTTAGTTTTATCAGCAACAGCACCAAACAAAAAGAAATCAGATGATTGTATTTCTTTAATTCAATCTTTTGGTTCAGGTCTTACAGAGTTTGATATTGAAGAATGTATGCAGATGGTAGAAAAAATATTAAGTGATGATTCATTGCTTGATAAGTTTTTTAATTCGTCTGTAGCCATGCAAGATATGGAATGGGTGGTCTAATCATTAGATGATCCTATGGAGGGCTCCGGCCTTCCACAGGGTTATTTTTAACCCTTTTACAACTGAATTAAACTAATGACTAATCAAATCATTAAGGATGCTACAGGCACTTCTTTTGAGGTCATAGAGGAAAAGCTACCTAGTCCCTGGTCAAGTTATTTGGTCAATGGTGTAGCTGATTCTTTAGAAGAAGGAGAAGAAAAAGAAATAGCAGAAAGTAAAAATCATGAGCTATCTCAAGAAGAAATAGATAGTCGTATCAAAAGTTATACCGCATGGAAGATTAGATATTTGTGTGAGTTTCTCAAAAAA